GATGGGCAAGTCGCTCCGTGCGGCCTACGTGGAGGCGCCCAAGACGTGGGACGCCTGGGCCCGCCGGGCAACCACTCCCGACTTCAAGGACATCAAGCGTGTCGCCCTCTCGGAAGTGGCGGACTTGCAGGCCCGCGACGAGGGCGGTGGGATCCGCTACGTCACGATGGGCGAAGGGCGTGAGGTCTATGCCCTGGTGGAATACACCGGCGGCATTCGCCTCACTCGCCGAACGATCATCAACGACGATCTCGACGCCTTCAGTCGGATTCCGGCCCTCCAAGCGAACGCGGCCAGCCGCAAGGAGGATGATGTCTGCTATGCCGTCCTGACAGCCAACGCGGCGATGGCGGATGGTGTCCATCTGTTCCACGCCACTCACGGCAACCTCGGCGCTGGGGCGGCCCCGAGTGCCGCTGCCTTCGACTTGGCTCGGGCTGCCATGCGTACGCAAACGGGACCGAAAGGCGCGATTCTGAACATCATCCCCAAGTTCATCCTGGGCCCGGCCGCCCTGGAAGGGACGATCAAACCGCTGATCGTTTCCGAATATGCCCCTGGCGGGACCATCGCGAATGCGGCGAACATCTGGAGAGGCGAACTCACTCCGGTGATCGAGCCGCGCCTCGATGCCACAGTCGATGGTGACACCGACAAGGCGACCTGGTATTTCGCGGCGGACTACAACCAGATCGATACCATCGAGCTCTGCTTCCTGGAGGAAGAGCAGGTGCCTCAACTGAAGCAGGAGGAGGAGTTCGACACGGGCGACCGGAAGTACGCGGTGATTCACACGGTAGCCGCGAAGGCCATCGACCATCGCGGTGTCTACAAGAACCCTGGCAACTAGCAGGTAGCGGATGGGCGGGGAGCCCCATGCTTCCCGCCCTCCCCTAACCGCCGGCTCCAGGCGTGATCCTGGCCGGGAACCGAACTCTAAGTAGGAGCGGGACGATGGATACTTTCGTGGGAGAGGCGCACAGGCTTCAGTGGACGAACAGCACCGGCGCATCCGTTGCGTCGGGCGATGTTGTTGTGCTCGAGGACATGATCGGGATAGCCGTCGCGACCATCGCGAACGGCAGCCACGGCAATATCGAGATCGACGGCGTGCACGATCTGGATGCCGATGCGACCACGGCGTTCAAGTTCGGCGACCAGCTCTGGTGGGATCCGCTGGACTTGAAGCTTTTCCGCACGCCGAGCTTCATGCGCGTGCCGGCGGGCATGGCCGCAGAGGCGAAGGCCCAGTCGACCGCCAAGTGCGAGTTCCTGCTGAACATCAACACTGTCGGCAGGGCGGATCTCGCTGATTACGTCGTCTACTTCGACGACTTCTTGGGCTCAGGTTATGCGCTCGCCACACCGCCTTCGGACTGGTCGACCATCGATACCAGTGCCGCTGGCGCGCCGACCATCGTGCAGGCGGCCGACAACGGCGGCTCGGTCGAATGCAAGGCCGCGACCAACGACGAGGCCGAGGCAATCGGCATCAACAAGGGCGATAAGCTCTTGTTCGATATCGACAACGTCATTGCCTTCGTCTGTCGGTTCAAGGCCCCAACTCTGGCGGCCGTCGATGGCCTGGTTGTCGGCATGGGTTCTGCCCACAACAATGATCCGGACAGCATCGCCGGCGGCGCCTGGCTGCATATAGCGGGCAACCAGAACGTCTGTTGTGAGTCGGATGACGGGACGATCGACAACGACGACAAGGACAGTGCCCTTGACCTGGGCAATGCGGTCTTTGCGCGTGTCTTGATCCTCTTCGCCAACAAGGCCGACATCAGGTTCTACCTGACGGTGCTTGACGGGACGACGGCACTCGCCAGGGTCCAGGCTGCGACCACGTTTGATGCCCACCTTTACACGGCGGGCCTCCAGCCGATGGCATTCTCTACCAAAGCCAGCGGCGCGGCGCAGAACTTGATCACCGTCGATTATATCGGCGTGATCGCCACGCGTTGACCAGATGCAGCGTAGGGCAGGGGGACGCTTCCGGCGTCCCCCGTTCCCTACCTGCGAGATCGGGAGAGGCGCTCAGTGAACGCGACGCAACTTGCGAAGGGTGCGGAGCTCATTCTGAAGCAATTCGGTGAGCAGGTCACGTACGTACCGGCCCACGGCGCGGAGCGCATTATCCTCGCTGTGGTGGACCGGAATCCGCCGGCGGACATCGCAGAGACGCCCCAGGGCACGATGGCTGACGCCATCACGGTCGAGGTGGCGAACCGGTTGACCGCGGTTGCTCAGGACGGGGTGGGCGGGATAGGGGCGGTCGAACTCGACACGGGGCGGGATGCCGTCATGGTCTCGCGGCGACTTGGCGGGATGGCGAGTAAGCAGCGGATCGCCCGGATACTGAGCCAGGACGCTGGGATGATGCGGCTGGAGGTGCAGTGATGGGCGGCCAGTTTGTAGATATCCAGGTCAACCAGTGGCAAATGATGTCACTGGAGCGCCTGCTAAGGGATGTGCCACGGGGCGTGAATAGAGTCCTGTCCCGGGCGATCAACAAGACGCTGACAACGCTCCGGTCTCGACTTGTAAAGAGCGTGAGCGCCGCCAGCAGCGTCAAGCAGAAGACTCTCCGCGGCGATGTCCAGATACAGAAGGCCACACTCGGAAGCTTATGGGGCCGGCTCCGCCTACGGGGCAAAGGGATACCGCTCAGGGACATGGAGCCTCGGCAGACGGCGATTGGCGTGAGCGTACGAGGTAAACACGGGAGTCGGTTCGAGATCTCGCACGCTTTCATCGCGACGATGCCGAGTGGTCACATAGGCGTATGGAAACGGGTCAGGACATCCCGGCTGCCGATCCGGGAGCTGTTCGGCGCGTCGATCCAAGGGATATGGTTTAGGGAACACGTCATTGAATCGCAGACTATATCCGAGGGTCGACAACTGTTGGAGCACTACATCAATCAGGAGGTCGGGCGCATTCTCGAAGGAGGCACAGGAGCCGGATGGGTACAGAATTGGCGCAGTCTCGCATCAGCGACGGCACCGGTGCCCTACGCCTGACAACTGATATGAGTGAGGGCGGCGTGAGAAGAGCCGGGAAGGGCACAGACTGAGGCGGTGAGAACAGGGAGGTGAATCGATGCCAGGATTTGCAAGCTACAACGACATCATCAATGCCGTCAGCGCGAGCGGAAAGTTCTTCGACTATTGCTGGGTGAAGGCCGGCCCTGCTGCGCAGGCTGCCGGCCAGTGGATGTCGCTCTGGTATGCGGCGGGATTGCCGGGGGCTGGCGTCGATCCTGCAACCACTCCTGGTACGGCTTATGACAACGCCGCCGGGAGTATCTTCGGCGCAGACGTGGACCCTGAGTATCGCCATCTTCTGACGTTCGGCGGCGCCGCCAGCGTGAACTGCACCCTCATGCTCTATGACCGCCTGGTCGGCGTGAGCGGCCTCTCTCTCAATGCCACGGGCGACAAAGACATCAGCAGCGCGGCGCTGCCCCGGTACGCGGATGGCATCGGCGTGATGGCGGCCCTCGAACTCACGGTGGCCTCGACGGCTGCCGGCGCCATGACCTTGAGCGTCTATACGAACGAACACGACCAGGCGGCCCAGGCAGGCCCCTCGTTTTCCTTGCCCGCGGCGGCCACTGCGGTGCGGACCTGGGTTCCTGTCCCGCTTCAGGCAGGCGATCATGGGATCAAAAAGGGCACCACGCTGAACGTGGCAACCGCCGCGACCGGGGCTGTGGTGAACTTCGTTTTATACAAGCCAATTGCCCTCATCCCGCTCCTGGCAAACGTCTGGAATGAGCGGGATATGGTGCTCCAACTCTGCGGCCTGCCGCGCCTCTACGACGGGCACTCGCTCGCGTTGGCCCAAATGATGACGGCCGTGACGGCCACGACGCACTGGGGTCAGTTTAGAGCGGCCTACGAATAATGGCAAGCCTTACGAATTACGGCATCGGGCGGACGAATCTGGGCCGGTTTGACTCGAAACTCGCCTTGCTGCCCTTCACGCCCGAGCTCGCGGGCATGGCCGTTCTGGACGGGTTGTTGCCGCTAAGCGGACCGGCGGGGAGCGTACCGTTGATGATCGAAGAGGCGAACATGGGGAACGCACTGGGAGGGTTGATAGATGTCGCTTGAATACGGGGCCATCGACGATACGTTCTACTTCCACTTCGCCGCCAACGATACGGCTGGCAGCGGCGCGGATGGCGCGACGCCTCTCTGCGACGTGCGGCTGTGCGGTGCGGCTGCCGATGCGGCCCCGGTCTATTCGCCGACTCCGATCCTTCTGACGCACGCCAACTATCCCGCCGGTTGTCACGAGGTCGCTATCGTTGCCTCAGTCGCTAACGGATTCGTGGCAGGCAATACCTATGCGGTGTTCTGCACCCTGGCTGTGGACGCGCAGAACCCGAGCGGGTTCGTGGGGAAGTTCAAACTGGACTTGCAAAATGTAGGTAGCGCAGAATCCGTGACGGGAGCTGTGGGCAGCGTGACCGGAGCTGTTGGAAGCGTGACGGGAGCCGTGGGATCAGTCACGGGCGCGGTCGGTTCTGTGGCAGGAAACGTTGGCGGTTCCGTTGCTTCAGTCGTGGGAGCCGTGGGATCGGTCACAGGCGCAGTTGGCTCCATCGGATCAGGCGGCATTGCGGCGGCCAGCTTCGCCGCTAATGCTATCACGGCGAGCATCATCGCGGACGGGGCGATAGACAATGCGACATTCGCGGCCGATGTGGGCTCTACAGCGTATGCGACGAACATCATCGCCCTGGCAGCCGACAAGGCGATTCTGAACTACGACGCGCCGACAAAAGCGGAGCTCGATGCGGGGCTTGCTGCGCTCAACAACGTCAGCAGCGCCCAAGTCAACACTGCCTGCGATACAGCATTGACGGATTACGATGCACCAACAAAGGCCGAACTGGACAGCGGCCTCGCCGGACTCACCGTGCCCGACGCGGCGGGAACAGCGGCCGATCTCCATGCTGCCACGAACGACTTGATAGCCGGCTTGGTCGTACCTGACCCAGCAGGGACCGGCGCGGCCTTGCTCGACGCAATGGGTGACCTGATTGACGGACTCACGGTCCCCGATCCGGCAGGGACGGCGTTGGGGCTGCATGAGGTGACGAATGCGCTGGTTAGCCAGGTCATCGCTATTGAGGATGGTGACTGGAAGATCGAAGGGACTGACCCGTTTACCCTTACGGTCTACGAGAAGGACACGGCGAACATCCTGATGGGGCCAAAGTACTTGTACACCAAGGCGGGCGGGGCGGTCGTAGCGGAGAGCGACATCGTAGGTCAGCAATTGGGGACTGAGTTGTGAGAGGCATAGTAGGCCATCTGCTGAGGTCCATAGGCGGCGCGGCAGCCGAAGGCGGAGAGGCACCCGGCGAGCCGGCGCTGGCCGTGGTCAATGACGGGACCGGCACGAGCGTGACGGCGACCGTGGCCGGGGATGATGACGTGACGAATCAACTGTACTACCGCGAGCAGGGCCAGGCAACATGGACGAAGGGCGCGAGCCGGGTAGATGATGGCACGATCCCGCAGACGGGGCTCCTGGCGAACACGTGGTATAGCTTCATCGTGATCTCGGAACTGGCAGGCGAGAGTTCGGTCCCGAGCATCTGCCGACACTGCTACGTGACGGCCACCGATGATTCAGTCGTGGAGCAGATTGCGGAGAACCTCCAGGCTACCATCAACGCGATCACTCTAGCCAATGGCTGGCATCAGGACCTCGTGGCGGTGCGTCCGACTCGGATCGGTTTCGAGGCGGATGCGGCACCTGAAGACGGGAAGGTTGTCATCATCCAGCAGGACCCCGAAGCAGACGAAGAACTATCGGCCGAAGGCAACGTGGCGATGCAGGCGTGGCTCCAGCCCTTCGCCCTTGTGGCGTTCGTCATCGCGAGCGATGCGGACACGACGGCAATCGACACGCGGCTGAACCAGGTCCGGGCGGACATAGAGCAGAAGCTTCAGCAGGACCCCGGCCGGAGTGGGCTGGCGATTGACACCGTTCCAATGGGCTCGATTCACTTCAGCGAAGGCCCCGGCGTCACCGGGATTGTTGTAGTCGTGGGAGTGCGTTACCGGACTCGGAGAAATGATCCCTACCAGAACGCATAACCCTATTCTGCGAAGCAGAGAGGAGACATGATGACCTATCCACTTCTGACAAGACGGCGCGTGCTGGCGGCCAAGGTCGAGGCGACGTGCGGCACGGCAGAGACCCTCACGTCGGCGGAAGGCGTGTTCAACGTCTTTGACGCGGCGATGCAGCCTCAGATCGAGACGATGGAGCGCAGAGGCCAGGCGGTGTTCGGCCGCATCCCCGGCGTGCCGGCTGCCTACGGCGGCCAGTGTACCTTCGCCGTGGAACTGCACGGCAGCGGCACACCTGCCACTCCGAAGCCGAACTGGGCGAGCACCTTCCTGCCAGGCTGCGGCCTGATCGACTCGGGCGGGACGAAGGTGTTCAAGCCAAGCAGCGTCTCGCCCACGGGCGGCACCACGGATGCGGCGGTTCGGACGGTGACCATCGGTCTCTACGAAGATGGGCTGTTCAAGGTCATCAAGGGGGCGATGGGCAATGCAGTGATGATCTTCACGGCGGGCCAGGTCGTGAGGATCGAATTCACCTTCACAGGCGTGTGGGTTCCGCCGACCGACGTGGGGATGCTGGCACCGACGTATCCGACGGTGAAGCCGCTGCGATTCGCCAGCTCTGCCATCGCCATCGGCGCCTGGAATCCGACGCTTCAGGAGTTGCGTATGGACCTCGGCAACGATGTCCAGCTCCGGGAGGACTCCAGCAAGACGGAAGGCTATGTCACGGCCGTAGTCGTGGACCGCCGGATCAACGGCACTCTGAACCCGGAATCGAAGTTGGTCGCCGGGAACGATCTCTACGGCAACTGGCTGGCCGGCGCGGAAGCGGCGCTGGCCATGAGCCTGGGCGCAGGCAGCGACGGCAACACCGTGGCGTTCTCCGGCCCCAAGTGCCAGTACACCGGCGTGCAGGAGGGCGAGCGGAACGGCCTGCTGATAGACGAGGTGACCTATCAACTGAATCGCTCGGCGGCGGCCGGCGATGACGAGCTGGCCATCACGTTCTCCTGAGAGGCTGCAGGAGGCACCACAGCGCGCTACAGGCACGGAAGGGGACGGCAACCACAGATACGCAGGAGGGGCGAAACAGCGCTCCAAGAGGCCCCCAGAGGGCACATATTCGGTCTCCGGCGCATAGAACAGGCGGAGGGCAGGAAAATGAGGCACAAGACACGCGTTCTGGTGTTCATTATGACCCTGGCGGCGGTTGGCTCGGCGCTGATGGTGGTCGCTGGATGCACGAGCTCGGCGCGGGCCCAGCTCCGGACGGCGACGGATGGTTACGCCTCGACGGTCAACGTCCTGGCGGACCTTCGCAATGCAGGGCTGATCGACCAGAGCCAGGCGGCGAAGATCGAGGTATGGCGGTCGGTTGCGCGCGCGGCGCTTGATGAATGGCGCGCCGCCCTGGAAGCCGGCGAACCGGAGACTTCCGCCATCGAGACCTACAACACGGTGATGGCCGCCTTGACAAAGGCCATCATGGACGTGGAGGCCAAAGGCAATGAATGAACTGGCGGAGACTCTGCTCTTGATGCGCATCATCAGCGAACTGGCGGTGCTCGTCGAACGGGCCATCAAGTCCGGCAATGACGTGACGAACGAAGAGATTGACGCGGCTTTCGCCCGCACCTATGCGGCGGATGCCAGGTGGGCTGAGGCCTTGCGAGGCAAGGCCAGTGCCCAGCCGACAGTGGCCAGTGGGGACAGCGGAGATGAGGAGGAAACCGATGTCGATTGATGAAGTCCAGCCGCCCGAGCCGATCCGCACGTGGCTCGATGGCAAGCGTACCTATCTGGTGGCCGGGGCGATCCTGCTCTGCGGGATCCTCTCTTCCTGCGGCGTGGAGATCCCGGAGTTCGTCTGGGCTGCCCTGGCTGCTCTCGGGCTCGGCTTCGTGCGCGCCGGCATCAAGAAGGGCGCAGTCGCCAGCTGAGAGGACTATCGAGGGAGGATAGCTGCAATGCCACTGGCTCTTGACCCTGATGCGACGTTTGACCTTGTGCTGGCTACCGACCAGGAGCGGCCGGAGGAATCGCGGCCGAGCTTCATCTTCCGCTTCATGGCGAACCGCCATTGGAAGGAACTGGCGCATGTGGCCGATCACCTGGACGAACTCGGAGTGCAAGGAATCGACGCGGTGCTCGGCCGCATGGAGGATGTGTTGAAGCTGGGCCTCGTGGGATGGAAGAACATGGTTGACCCGGCGACCCGGAAAGTGATTCCGTACGATCCGCAGGACTTTGATCGGCTCGTCACCCCGGCCGAAATGAGCGAACTGATGTATTCCGCGCTGGCCAGGATGGGACCGAGCGTCGGCGAAAAAAAAGCATCCGGGTCGCCGTCGCCCAACAGTTCGGACAGGTCTGCAAGGACTGCGACCCTCCCGGCGCCTGCCGAAGCGGACCAAGCGCGCTTGAACCGGCCCTCTTCGAGTGCCCCGGATGCAACGGGATCGGATGTCCTGAGTGCGGGCAGGAAGGGCGTTGGGAACTGACCATCTGCCCGCTCAGGTACGTGGACAGTGAGGTGTGGGACATGATCGAGTATGCCGACCTCTACGAGAAGGGACTCCCCCCGGTAGCGGGCGGGGCGCTTGATCAGTGCCATGCATTCACCGATGCCTGCCGGTTCATCTGGCGAGAGCAGCGCCACTGGAAGAACAAGCTCGGGATCTTCTGGTAACGAAGGCAAGCTGATGGCGACGCGCAGCGTAGATATAGTGGTGCGGGCTCACGACGAGATGTCCGCCAAGTTTCGCATGATGGCAGGGCCTATGGCATTCGGTCTGTTGGCGGGGGCGGCAGCCGCGGCAGGGATGGCCATCTTCAGACTGGCGAGCCGCCTCGCTTACGCACTGCCGAATGCGCTCAGGTCCAGCCTGGCCGCCTTCGGCGAGCAGGAGCTTGCCGAGACGAAGCTGGCGTCCGTCCTGGAAGCTACCGGCCATGCTGCCGGCCTCTCCGCGGAGCAGATGAAGGCCCACGGCGAGGAACTCAGCAAGCTCACTACGTATACCGACCACGCCATCACGGGTATGCAGGGCATCCTCGC